TTCGTCCAGCCTCCTCGGACTTGCCCTTCATCTTCTTGAGCGGCGCCATGATCTTGTTCACGTTGGTGGCGTTGGCCCTAGCGAGAGGCCCAGCCAGCTTCAAGATCGCTCTCTTACCGGCGTCTCCGGCCTGAACGAACGCGTCACGATACTCGGGGGCTAGTGAGGCCAGCGAGAGCTTCTGGCCCTTCGTGAGACTCTTGTCATTCATGATCGTCTTTAGGTCCTTGATCTTCCTGCGGGTGATCTGCAGGGCCAAGCTCAGCTGTTTCTCAGCCTCCTCCGGAGTGACGCTGAACGCGTCAGCCAGAGTCTCGAACGCGCCGGGTGCGGTCTGGATGCTCTCCTGTAGGCCCTCCTTGAACTTCTGGAACGACTCAGCAGACGCGAAGCCCCAGCGCTGGAAGGCGTGAGTAGCAGTCTTTATCCGTTTGCCCGACTCGTCGAAGACAACGGCAGACTCGCGTATTGACTTGTTGACCTGTTTGACGTGCTGCGCGCCCTCCATCCCGGTGGCACTGATCTGGAACAAAGCATCCTCATATGCCATTCCGGTCTCGACGGCCAGCGCGAACGCTTCCTTGTTACCGTGGAGCGCGACCACGTTGCCCTGCAGGTAGTTGTTGTAGTCCTCCTGCGTCAACGTACCCTTCGCGAGCGCGTTGTGGTAGAGCTCGGCCCCGGCGGTCAGGTCTCGTAGCTCCGTGGTGGTGGTCTGCGCGATGGATGACTGATCGCCTAGCGCGTACGCCAGGGTTCCCGTAACGGCTGCGGCTTTTAGACCGAACTTAGTCCAAGCGAGCAACTTGATTCCGGCAGCGTCCAACGCCGCGATGTCCCACGACGCGCCGATCAACTGCATACCGACCGCTACGGCCGACAACAGACCAGGTAGGAACGTCAGGGCCTTGTAGCCCAGGAACGCGATCAGGAGCTTGTCTGCGTTCTTAGCAGCGAACTCCAGGAGCGGCGCCAGGGTGCTGATGATGTCGGTGATCGGAGGAAGTATCTCCTGCCCTACCGTGATGCCGATGATCCTTATCTCATTCAAGGCTTCTCGGAACTTGTACGCCGGACCAGCTTGGATCTGGTCCAGACCCTGCGCCAAGTCTCCCGTCGCGTGGGTCGTAGCGTCGAAGATGCTGTTGACGTGCTTCAAGTTCGCACCGGTCAGACCCAGGACGCCGGTCAGGGCACGAACGTTCGGGATGATGTCTCGGAAGGCTCGCAGGTACTCGGACTCGGACTTGGTGTTCGCCTTGATCTGCTTGTCCAGGTACTTCAGCGCGCCGAGCAGTCCGTCCTCGTGGATCGTGTCCAGCATGTGCTGTGACGAGATCCCCATCTCGTTCATGGTGGAGGCGGCCTTGGCTCCAGGTGCGGTGATGGCCTGGATCGCGCCACGCATGGCGGTGGACGCCTCGTACACGTCCAGACCGATGTTCGACAGCGAGGCCAGAGAGCCGGCGAGCTCGCCGAACGAGATTCCAGCGCGAGCCGAGATCGGCAGCAACCTACCCAGCGTCTGTCCGAACTCGTCCGTCTCGGCGCGGGACTCTCGGACCGCGGCGAACAGGATGTCCGTGACGTCGGCGGCCTTGATTCCAGAGCCGGCGTAGGCGTTCAGCACAGCTGCGACAACCGAGCCGACCTGAGCAGCGTCGCCCAGACCAACCGTGGCGGCCTTGGCGCTGGCCTCCAGGGCCGGGAAGACCTCGTTGGCCTTCAGACCTGCGGAGGCCAGGAAGTACAGAGCCTCAGCCAGATCGGTGGGAGACTGCGCGGTCTCCTTGCCTAGCGTCATGACTTGTGTCCGCCACTTGGCAATGTCTTGAGAGCTGGCGTTGGAGATGGCGTTGATTCGCGCGAACGCGTCCTCGAAGTCGTAGCCCATCTTGGCCGTGACGCCAGCCACGACCCCTCCGGCCAGCACCAGCGGGTTGGTCAGGGCGCTAGAGATCTTGCTCCCCAGACCCGCCAGACCTGATGTAGAGCCCCTAGTGGCAGCGGCGATCGTGGTCGACAACTTAGAGGCGTCAGCGATGACGCGAACTACTGCGGTACCGCCATCGAGCATCAGATCACCTCATCTAGTGCGGGTCGAAGGTACGGCTGGGCGGCCATCTTGTGTGTGCCGAACTCGACGAAACCTCCGTAGCGAATATTCGTCCCGATTTGGACCATCAGGTCTCCGCCGCCGGTCTCATCCAGCTCGTAGTAGATAGAGCTCTTCAACGCACCGGTCTGCACCGGGGCCATAGCAGCAGCGGCCGCCTTGACGCGCTCACCAACACTGAGCATCATCACGGCGGCCTCTGGGCTGCTGTTCCATTCAGCTTCCAGGGCCAAGTTAGGGATGTACTGTACGGTTGCGACTGCGATCGTCATCATCTCCTTTGGCGTCTGGATACTTCTTTCCGGACATCGAGCGCAGCGCGCTCATGATGTCTTCCGGTGTCTGTGTCAGCTCACGCTCTCTCTGGTACTTCGGATCCCAGTGTGGTATGAAGTCTTCTAGCTTGGCCTGTGAGGGGTCTTTAGTGTAGGGAGCTGCTGCCACCATCGCTACGATTCCCGAGCTGGACTCGACGCGATCGTGTATCAAGATAGGACCCTCGACTCTCTCGAAGGCCAGCCAGTCTTGAAGCTCAGCTGGAGTGATAGGCGGGAAGACCCACCCTATCTGGCGTACTCGCCTACCCCTCCAGCCGTAGCTCTCTAACTGAGGGATCCCGTCTATCAGGACCCCGACAGGGACACCAAGCGCGAGGGCGACTCGGAAGAGCTGTCGTCGGGCGGGCCTTCGGCGAAATCCTCTGCCGCTTCCTCAACGTCGTCCTCTCGCATACCGGACAGACGTGAGGCGACCGCGTACAGCTCGCCTACGACCTTGCTGGACTTGTCTCCGAGCATCTTAGCGTCAGCGTCACGGTAGAGACGTTCGTGGTTCTCGTCTACCATGCAACGCACGAGCAGGAGCGCCCGGAGATTCTCCAAGCGCCCCAGCTTTGTTCGTCCGCGTTCGTCGACGCTAACGATCTCGCGATCGTAGGCGTCTCGTTCCCTCGCGGTGAGCCCTCGGATGATCACATCTCCTCCCCACTCAGGCACGCTGACCGTCTCGTAGATGAGATCGTCAGCCGAGCGGATGGCATCCGCATTCAATACACCCATGCTTGGTTCCCCCTTGCTGGTCATGGTACGATGGTTGCTTACACGTGCTGTAGTGCTGGGGGTGATAACCTCTATCTCGATTAGCTAGAGGTCATTACGACGCCGGGGTTGACGATCTTGAATGTTCCCGACAGGGCGAACAGACCGTCGATCGGCGACTCGCGCCGAAGCGCGTTGATGATGCAGTGGATGTCCGCAGCGAACGTTGAGTCGGTGTGAACGACCTCAAGCGTGATGCGCCCATCCGTGTCTTCGTAGACGTTGATCAGCCCGTCGTGGTCCAGGTCGTCAGGGTCGTAGGCGATGGTGAAGGCCACCTCGTCGCCGTCCTGTAGACCTGTCACGAAGTCAGTCCAGTCGTCGCCGTAGGCAGTTGCGTCGATCAGGTTACGGGACGAACCGAACGCTCCGAACTCACGGAGCTGAGGTAGGGGAGTGTCGCCTTCCAAGGCGACCGTGAATCCTCGACCTGCGTACTTAGTCATAGCAGTTTCTCCTTCCGGTGGTGCACTTGTAGATCACGTTCAACTTACGAACTGCTGGGCGTCAGATCTTCCTCGTACATGATCTGGAAGTCTAGAGTGCGTCTGTACATCTTGGCTTCCGGCTCGTAGATGTCGATCTCGAGGACATTGAAAGACGCCCCGACCAACTGTCCGCCCATCTGACCGCCGTACCCACTCAGCGCCAACATCACCGCCTCTCCCACTTGCATGGCTTCATCAGGAACGTTAGACCAACAGTGAAAGCTCATCCGAGCTCTCACGAAGGCGTTGGTATCTTCGAAAGCGTCGTACGTGTAAGTCCGGTTCGTGCCGACCCGTGCGTAAGAGATGGCCGGCAGCGCCTTTCCTTCCGGGACTCGGAACGGATAGATCCTAGCGTCCTCTCCAGAGCCGACGTGAGCACTCACACCCGGGTCTGTAGAGAGGTACTCGAACAAGGCCTGCTCTAGCGAGAAGGTAGTCATTCGACGATCCTCATCGAGAGCTCTTGGTGAGAGTAGACGCCGAGCCGAGGGTTCCACATCGGACGAGGCGGGCCAGTAAGCTCGAGGATCTGTCCGTTCAGCATGATGACGTCCCATCCGGTGAAGTCCAGGTCGACAGGCACGGCACCGAACCAGCGCCCCATCTGCGTGTTCCGGTCATCAATGTCTTCGCCCTCCAAACCGATCGGCTTGATCGGCTCGAAGTATCCCTCGATCTCGAGCTCCTCATACTCCTGCTCCACCGATCCCGTCGGTCCTCTCGTCTCGCCTGACTGGCGCATGAGAGTCGCAGGTTGGTTCATCAACGCCTCTATGCTCATATCTTCCTCTCGACGCTCGGTGTAACTTATCGGTGTCTGTAAAACCCCTGGTAGACGGCTTTCGGCTATCTCCGTTTGTGCTGGTAGATCGACCGCCGTTACGAGGTCCGGGAGGTTATGCCGGAACGAGACTCTAGAGCTTAGATCGTCTTAGGACTGCTAGTTCACGTTCAGGATGTTGAAGGCTTCCTTACTCTGTGATCGCCGTACTGGACGACTCGGAGCAGTCGGTACAGGAGCGAACTCCCCGCCTAGAGGATGCTGGTTGACGAGTTCCTGCATCAGCTTCTTGCGGGCACGCGCCCTGCTGTACGCCATCTTGAGTTGGAGGTTGGCGCGTCCTGGGTCTTCGTCACCCCACACTCGGCCCTTGCCCTCCAACTTCTTGACTGGATGGTAGAGCGCGAACGCGCGTCCTTGGAGATACTTGACCGAGCCCAGCATCGTCATGCAGCTGTAGTTGAACATGACGTCCTCCCAGCCCCACCCGCGGAACCGAGGGTCCATGCCGTTGACGGCCTGGAAGCCTTTGCGGGAGATCACGTACAACATCCCCGCTGTGCGCGAACTAGGCCCCGCGTCTCCTCTCCACGGAAGCGGCGCGTCGATGCCCTGCTCAAGGATGACCCGCGTGTCATCTTCATTGAGGCGTATCGACCGGCTCCAGGGAATGATCAACTGGTTCCTAGTCGTTGCCTCAGCGATCGCAACATCGATCGCGGGCTTCTCGATGACCGTATCAGCGTCCACCACGACGAGTATGTCTCCCGAGCTCTTCATGAACGCATCGTTCACGGCGGTGGCCTTGCTGTATGGCTCTCCGTCATCTTCTCCGAACACGAACTCTGCGTTCGGAAGCACTTTTCTCCACCAGGCCTCGACCCAGTTCTTGACTTCTAGGCGATTGCCATCGTCGCGGAACGGCATGAGCACGGACACCGACACGTTGCTGATGTCCGGCTGCTCTACCACCGGGTGGTTCCTGAGTCTTTTGTTCCCCTTGGAGGCCAAGAACTGAGTGTGAGCCTCTACGAGCTTGTCGCGCACCTCAGGGTGCTTGATCGAGTGGACCATCACGACTCCACGCCGAACGAGCTGCTGCATCTTTCGAGCCCCATCGACGCCGCCGACCGCTGGCTTATGTACGTAGTTGTGCCCCAGCTTGGTGGTCTCTGGGATGCGCCCGTGTCTCCAGGCCGGGAAGCTGGCTCCATCGAGATACGAGTGATGCTTCAGTCCCGCTTCCATCGTCATCGCGAGCATGAACCAGTCGATGAACGGCGTGATCGCATGAGTCTCGATTGAGTCGGCCACGGACAGCATCTTCTCAAGAGCCCAGCGGTCCACGAAGTACGGAGGGTGGAAAGCGATCTTGGGATAGGGCGAGCTGTGTGGCCGCGACTCGGTGACCTCGTTCGACCACACTGTGCCGGCGTTCTGGTAGAGGTACTCGGGAATCTTACGAGCCAGGCACATCGAGTCTGCGTCGTTCAGCAGGAACCAGTCGTGCGGATACTCCAGCGCGATCTTCAGGTGTAGCTTCTGGCGCTCAAGGGAGTCATGCCCAAAGTACGCGGCCTTTCCAGCTGTCCGACACTCCACTCCAGGATGGTCGATCTGCACGGGGGCGTTCTCGGGCGACAGTATCAGCACGTCCATCCCGTGGTGCAGGTACTGCGGCAAGAACGCGCGGACCAGAGCTTCGTCGCCGGCGTAGCAGTGGACAACGACCAGCGTCTTCTCGCTCTGAGGCACAACCTGTTCGGTCATCGTCTGCGCTACGGCGCTGCGTTGTACAGCGAGAGAGAACCACTTGGGCTCTGGCTGCGGCACCAAGTCTTGGTGCGGTTGCATGACTGCGCGCAGCTTCTCAATCTGAGCGTTGCGTCGCTCGACTACGGGGACCGAGAAGAAGCGGTCTCGCATGGAGTGTATGCCGCCGACCTTAGCCCGCGCCTTGCGGCCGTCGCGATACGTAGGGTCGTTTCCGGTCTGGTGGTGGATGATCTTGACATCGGACAAGTACACGACCCGGCGAAGCTGAGCAGCGATCGTCCACAACCACTCGTCAGCGAACCACCCCTGGAAGTCCGGTGGCGTGTATCCCTCGGCCGCCTCGATCCACTCGCGTGAGACGAAGGGATTCACGGGGGCGGCTCGGTTGGTCCCGTCGTGCGGGTACACCATGAGGATCTTGTCGGGCACCTTGGCGAACTCCGCCTCGACTCTAGCGTCCCATCCTCTAGTGCGGAACGTTATGTCGTCGGCGGCGAGCATCGCGATGTCACCCGTCGCGAGACTCCAAGCGTCCGTCCATAGACCCGACGTGGTAAGCACCCCGTCGATGTACGGACGCGGTCCTCTGCCGTAGCGGATGTTCGCGTCGTCCGGGTATGGCGAGGTGTCGTCCTCGTCGAGCCACACGCACACCTCGAACTCACCGGAAGCGGTCTTACGCGCGGACTCAAGCATCGTCGCGAATCGTTCCGGTCTTCCGCGAGTTGGCACCAGCAGGGAGATCATGGTGTTTCGTACCACGCGATCGTACGACGGATACCTTCAGCAAGATCAACTTCTGCCCGGAAGCCGAACTCCTGCTCCGCGCGTGACACGTCCATCTTCCTGCGAACCGTTCCGTCCGGCTTGGTGGAGTTCCAGGTGATGTCACCGGCGTACTCAAGCTCTTCGGAGATCAGAGACGCCAGGTCGCTGATGGAAGTCTCGACCCCAGTTCCTATGTTGATCGGCTCGTCCTTGTCGTATCGTTCGGTGGCTAGCCCGATCGCCCGTGCGGCGTCTTCGATGTAACACAGCTCCCTGGTCGGCTTGCCCGTGCCCCAGAGCTCAACAGAGGGCTGGCCGGTCGCCTTTGCCGCAACGATCTTCTTGATCATTCCCGGCACGACGTGACTGGTCTCAAGATCGAAGTTGTCGCCCGGCCCGTAGAGGTTCGTGGGGATCAGGTGGATTGAGTTGAAGCCGTACTGCTTCCTGTACGCCTGGCCTTGGGCGAGCAGCATCTTCTTCGCTAGACCATACGGAGCGGTCGTCGGGTCTGGGTAGCCATCCCATATCGTGCTCTCACGAAGGGGCTGGGGTGCGTTGGCTGGGTACTCACAGGACGTTCCTATGGTAACGAACTTACCAACACCGGCCAGACGGGACTGCTCGATGAGCTGTAGACCCATCATAGCGTTGTCGTAGAGGAACTCGCCAGGGTGAGCTTCGTTAGCTCCGATGCCACCGACCTTAGCGGCAAGGTGGATGACCGTCTCTGGCTCGTAGAGGTTGAGCGCGTGAACGATTGCAGTACCGTCACGAAAATCGTAGTACTGATGGTCCGGCACAGTGACGTAGTGCCCCTTTGTCCGTAGGTATCTCACGACGTGAGAGCCTAGGAACCCGGACCCACCTGTGACTAGGATCCTCACCGGCAGGCCCATGTTCCGTGCTTGCAGTGTGGGTTCCAGAATGGCGTCAGGTCCAGTTCGACGTACGCCGAGACTTGGAACCCTGCAGCGTTCAGCATGTCCTCAACACCGCGTCGGGACCAGGCCCAGTAGTGTCCTGTGGAAGGCTCGAACCACTCTTCGACAGGAGTCGAGACCAGGAGGTTCGTGCAGTGCTCACGGACGAGCTTCAGATCCGAGTCGGGGTCGTCGAGATGTTCGACCGTATTCGTACAGACGAACAAGTCAACGACGTCCAGCTGTGGCACGGTCTCCTGGAGAGTTCCCTGGAACTCGTACCCAGGCGCGTAGTCTCCCAGCACAGGAGTAACCCCGTAGAACTCCCCGAGCTCTCTGGCGATCCTAGCGTCTCCGCAAGACATGTCCGCCATGGAAGTGATCGGCCCGAAGCTCTTCCCCAGCCCGACCATGATGTTCCAGTACGTCCAGGGCTCGGGGCAGTTCTCGAGGTGTGGGTGATCACTAGGGGCCTGTTCCCAAGGCTGGCTGTAGAGATACACCAGTTCTTCGGGAGTGAACGTCTCGTGTACTCGTACTCTATCAGGCACGAAGCATCGCCACATCTGCATCGACCATGCGATGCACGAGCTGCGTGAACACCATCGTCTGTTCCCAGTTCAGGAGCCTCTCGGCCTTCCTAGGGTTTCCGAGCAGCAGCGGCGGGTCCATCGGGCGCATGTATCTGCTGTCGGACGTGACGTACTCCGTCCAGTCCAGGCCAACCCGATCGAACGCCGTTTGCAGAAAGTCCCTCACTGAGTGGGCCGCACCCGACGCAAACACGTAGTCGGAGGGCTCGGGGGCCTGCATCGCTAGCCACATACCCATTACCGTGTCGGCCGCGTGGTGCCAGTCTCTCTTAGCGTCGAGGTTTCCGAGCACCAGCTTATCCGCTCGTCCGTGAACGATGTCGGCGATGCCCAGCGTGATCTTTCGGGAGACGAACTCGGCCCCACGCCGCTCACTCTCGTGGTTGAAGCCGATGCCGTTCACGGCCCACAGTCCATAGCTCTCTCGGTACACCGTCGTCATCTGATGCGCGTAGACCTTAGCGGCAGCGTATGGAGACCCCGGCATGAACGAAGAGTCCTCATCGCACGGTACGCGGGGGTTCATCCCGAACATCTCGGACGAACCTGCCTGGTAGAACTTAGCGTCGGGCTTGATCAACCGGACGAGCTCTAGCATCCTTGTGCAGCCAAGTCCAGTGGCGTCACCTGAGTACTCCGGCACGTCGAAGCTCGCGCCCACGTCGCTGCACGCGGCCAAGTTGTAGACCTCGTCCGGCTGCGACTCCTGAATGACACGCAACAGGGATGTCGCGTCGGTGAGATCGGCGTAGTGAAGATGCAGCTGATCCTTGATCCCGTTGAGGCGCTGCGTGTTCGGCAGGCTAGCTCGTCGGATGGTTCCGTGGACCTCGTAGCCTTTCGACAGCAAGAGCTCGGCTAGATAGGAGCCGTCCTGGCCTCCGATCCCTGTGATCAGTGCGTGCAAGTTCTCCTCCTCCTTTGGCGTTCAGCCCCAGGCCGGATGCGCAGTTCCGGCCCGAGACT